TTCTTCTTCCAGATGCGAATGAAGATGGACGTGAACATCGTCAAACCCGCCGAGATCGTCGTACACACCGCCTACAAGAAAGCATAGCATTTCATAGTGCACCCGACCGCAGGGGAGGCGGGGCATACGACTCCGCTTCCCCTTTTCCACACCTTACCGACATGGCAAAGAAAATAACAAACGAGAACAACGACCTTCCGGACACTGCAACTCCGACATCGGCTCCTGCGGCAGCACCGGTTCCTGCGAACGCAACAGGCGGAGAACCCGAGGCGGACGGCTCGGGACCCGATCCCGAAAAGACGACGCCCACACAGTCCGAACAGGAAAAACAGGAGGACCAGACGCAGTCGTCGGACGCAACTCCCGACTACGCCGACCGCCTGCTGAAAATATTTCCCGCTTATGAGCAGCTCTACATAGACCGTCTGGGCAGCACCTACACCGCAGACACGCCGCCCGTGTTCCGCACGGACGCCACGCTCTACACAAACCCGTACCACAAAGACTGAAAACAACATCCATGGCATTAGGAAACGTATTTATCAGCGATGTCGACGGCAACATTCCGTATCAGGCCCCCTCCGATCAGGAGCGCGTAACGGGACTGCTGTTCGATATCTCGCAGCAGCCAAAGCTCTTCACGGAGGGATATGGTAAGATCAACGAGAACAAGCTCAAAGCCGGCGACGTGGTCTACATCACCAGCCGCAAGTCGTCCATAAACGACTTCGGCATCATCGAATGGAAGGACGTCGCAGACCCCGCAGAGGAGACCTCCGAGAACTTTATGTAC